AGCAAAGGAAAAATAATGCCTACTGTCAAGGACGCATTAGCAGAGCTTAACGCACATGAAAGAGAGTGTGCTATTCGTTACGAGTATATAGAAAAACGTCTAGACGAAGGCTCTGCAAAATTTAAAAGATTAGAAATGCTCCTTTGGGGAATATACCCGTTTATAGTAGGTTCAATCATTCTTACTAAGTTTCTATAGGAGGATTACGTGCCTCTTCAAAAGCTTTTATTTAAACCAGGAATAAATAAAGAAGCAACTGATTACGCTAGTGAGGGTGGTTGGGTAAATTCTAATTTAGTTCGTTTTCGTAAAGGTTTACCAGAAAAAATAGGTGGCTGGGTTAAGGCTAGCACTAACACTTTTAAAGCTACAGGACGAGCACTTCATGCTTGGGTAGACCTGCAAGGAACTAAATATTTAGGGTTAGGAACTACTTGGAAATATTATGTCGTAGACGGTTCATCTTTTAATGATGTAACGCCAATACGTTCTACCACAGCTGCAGGAGACGTGACGTTTGCTGCAACTAATGGTTCTTCAACTATTACCGTAACAGACACTGCACATGGAGCTGTTGCAAATGATTTTGTTACTTTTAGTGCAGCAGCTTCTTTAGGCGGCAATATAACAGCCGCAGTTTTAAATCAAGAATATCAAATTGTTACTGTAACAACAAATACATATACCATTGTAGCTAAAGATACTAGCGGAACAGAAGTTAGTGCAAACAGCTCAGATACTGGAAATGGCGGCAGTAACACAGTAGGTACTTATCAAATAAACGTGGGACTTGATGTTTACGTTCCTTCTACAGGTTGGGGTTCTGATTACTGGGGAGCAGGAACTTGGGGTAGTGTTTCACCACTAGACGCCGCTAATCAGTTAAGGGTTTGGTCTCATGATAATTTTGGCGAAGACTTAGTTATAAACGCACGTGGAGCAGGTATTTTTTATTGGGATGAAACTAATGGAGTGGAAACAAGAGCTGTTGCTTTATCTGATTTATCAGGAGCTAACTTAACCCCCACATTAGCCTTACAAGTTATGGTTTCGGATGTAGACAGACACGTCATTTGTTTCGGAGCAGACCCTATAAACGATTCAGGCACAGCTAGAACAGGAGCAATAGACCCTATGTTCATAGCTTGGAGCGACCAAGAAAACGTAGAACAATGGGAACCGTTGTCTACTAATACAGCAGGTTCGTTTAGACTTTCAGCAGGTTCTGCAATCGTTGGAGCTGTTAGAGCAAGACAAGAAACACTAATATGGACAGATACGTCGTTATATTCTATGACTTTTGTTGGTCAGCCTTTTACTTTTTCAATTAATTTAGTTAATGAAGGAGTTGGGTTAGTTGGACCTAACGCTATGATAAACACACCTAAGGGAGTGTTTTGGATGGATAAAAAAGGTTTTTACGCGTATTCGGGAAGTATACAACAACTCCCATGTACTGTAGATAACTATGTATTTTCTGATTTAAACCAAACACAAAGTTATCAGATATTTGGTTTTGTAAATAAAGCTTTTGATGAAGTAGGTTGGTTTTATTGTTCTGCTGATAGTAATGTTATCGATAGGTATGTTACTTATAATTACGAAGAAAACATATGGATGATAGGAAACCTTTCTAGAACTTGTTGGTTAGACGAAGGCATTTTTAGTGACCCTAAAGCAACGTATACAACTAACTACACAGGTTATTTGTTTAATCACGAAACAGGTAATGATGACGACGGTTCAGCAATGACTAATGTTTTTATAGAATCTGCTGATTTTGATTTAGGTGAAGGAGACCAATATCAAGCTATTAGTAGAATAATTCCTGATGTTAAATTTACAGGTTCAGGCAGTACAGGAGCTGACGGTCAAACAGTAGACATAGTTTTAAAAAGAAGAAACTTTCCTGGAGAAGAACTTACTACCGCAGTTACAAGTGCCTGTACTTCTGTAACGACTAAAATAGATACAAGAGCTAGAGGAAGACAAGCTGTGCTAAGAGTTCAATCTAATGACACTAACACCAACGATACAGGAATGGGTTTTAGACTAGGGGCAACACGTATAGATATTAAACCTGATGGAATGCGATAATGTCTAAATTATTAGAAACAAAACTTCCTGTAGCTATAGGACCCATTACTTCAGAAATTTTCAATAGATTGGTTAGGGTTTTAGAGTTAAGTTTAAATAAGGTTGATGTTAATTCAACTATAAATGTTAATGAATCACAAAGGAATATAAACCAATTTAATAGTGGCGACCTTATTTGGAATTTAAGTACACAACAACTACAGTTATGGACGGGAGAACAATGGTCAGATATTTATTCGGGAACAGAAAAAGGAGTTCAGGGAGTAGCGTCTCTTGGGCAAGTAAGTGTGTCAACTGGTGGAGACACAACAGTAAAAATATTGTAAGAGGTGACACTATGGATTTAAAAAAGCTACAAGAAGAATTAACTTTTGACGAAGGATGTATAGATAAAATATATCTAGACCATTTAGGATATCCTACGTTTGGAATAGGACATTTGATATTAGAAACAGACCCTGAACACGGACAAGACGTAGATACACCTGTTTCTAAAGAAAGAATAGATGAATGTTTTGAAAACGATATACAAAACGTTATAAACGATTTAGATAGAAACTTAGTTTGGTGGAAAGATTTACCAGAAGATTTACAAAGAGTTATGGCTAATATGTGTTTTAATTTAGGTATTACAAGGTTACTAAAATTTAAAAAGTTTTTAGGTGCGATGGAAGACCGTAACTGGGATAAAGCCGCAGTTGAAATGTTAGATAGTCGTTGGGCTATACAAGTAGGTCCACGAGCTATAAGATTAAAAGATAGAGTTTTAAAGCAAGGAGAAAACTTATGATGAAAAGAGCAAAAGGCTATAAAAGAGGTGGAGCAATCAAAAGCTCAAAATACAAAAAGAAAGGTGGTTCTAAGAAAAGAACAATGAAAAGAAAATCTTCTAAAAAGAAGTAAGTGCCTCATCTTATAAGCAATATCCCACATTTTAAATGCTGGGTACGTAGAGAATTTACCGCAAATCATTCTAGATATCACGGCGAGTTTCTTCACGCTATTGCTTTCGCAGTAAACACAATACCAGATAGGTCGTTAAGTTTTCAAGTTGTTTTTACAGGTTGTGAAACTGAATACGACGATTGGGACGAAGGTAATATACACGGCGGTGCCATGTGGGCACGTATGCCGATTCAAGGTCTAATAGCTGACATACCTGTAGAGGAATGGGCGGTTCCTATGGAAGACCATTTAGCACAGCCTTGGGATTGTGAATCTAGGGAACACTCAGTAATTGTTATGGATAGGGTTAGTTCTAGTCCATGGCTTTGCAAAATTGACGGAAAGTTTTATACTGGTAAGTATATGTTTACAGTAGATTATACAAATAATGCTATTGCAGACTGTCCTGCACAACACAAACAGTCTCATGTATTATATATAACAGAAGATTGTGAATGGAAAGGTAACTTAGTTGCTTTACCAAATAACAGAGTAAGGGCTACAAGTCCTGCTTTATGGGTAACTGGTGAAGGTGCTCCAGATTTTGTTCCATCACAACACGTGCATTCTGCAGAAGGGCATGAAAGTTATTTAGACCCTTCTATAACTTTTAATAATTTATACGAGGATTAATTATGGCAGCAAAGAAAAAATCAAGTAGCAAGTACCACACTACTAAAGACGGTAGACGTGCTAAGAAAGGTTTATGGTATAACATAAACAAAAGGAAAAAAGCTGGAACAAGTAGACCAGGAAAAGGAACGGTCAGTGATAAAGCTATAAAGCGTTCTAGAAAAACAACTAAGAAAAAAGTTACTAGGAAAAAGAAATAATGCCTAGGAAAAAAGAAAAGTCAATAAAACGTACCACTAAAGGCAAAGGAGCTAATTACAGACCTACTAAAAAAGGTGCGGGCATGACTAAAAAAGGTATTGCTGCATATAAAAGAAAAAATCCTGGTTCTAAATTAAAAGGAGCTGTAACAGGTAAGGTTAAAAAAGGAAGCAAAGCCGCAAAAAGAAGAAAGTCTTACTGTGCTAGAAGTGCAGGACAAATGAAAAAGTTTCCTAAAGCAGCAAAAAACCCTAACTCAAGATTACGTCAAGCACGTAAAAGGTGGAAATGTTAAATGGCTAAAAAAGCACCTGATGCCTTTGTATATAATGCAACACTAGAACGTATTGTAGACGGTGATACTTTTGATTGTTGTTTAGATTTAGGTTTTGATGTTAAGTTACATAAACAACGTGTCAGACTTGCAGGCATAGATACACCTGAATCAAGAACACGAGATAAAGCAGAAAAAGTATTAGGTCTTGCAGCTAAAGAAAGACTAAAAGAACTTTGTGTAGGAAAAATAAAAGTAAAATCATTAGGTAAAGGCAAGTATGGTCGTATATTAGGAATACCTTATACTGAAAAAGGTAAAGATATTTGTGAAATGCTTATAAAAGAAGGTCATGCCGTAGAGTATCACGGCGGCACTAAAACTAAAGTCTGGGGTGATTATTAATGGATTCTGCTGTTACTTTAATACAAGAAGTTGGTTTTCCAATAGCAGCAGCAGGTGCATTAGGTTGGTTTATATATAAACTTATAATGCGTATTGTAGACGGTATGGAAAGTAAGTTAGACGTAGTTGACGAAAAAGTTGCTGGTCAAATAACTCAGTTAGAGGAAAGACTAGGCGGTAAACTTGATTCACAACACGGTATTTTAGTAGCCTTGATAGACAGAATTAGAAGTCTTGATAATGAAATCATAAGACAAGATACTATGATTAAAACTATACTAGGAGTTCCTCATTTAATAAACCAAGATAAAATAGCTAAAGCGGATAGAGAAGACCAAAGAAAAGATTAATGAAAAAAGTATATATAACAGAGTTTAGAGTAGGAGATACCATATACGACGGTCCTTTTATATGTGCAAACAGTTTTGAAGAAGCAGACTTAGAAGCAGAAGCTTATGGTGTAGTTATTGTAGCAGAAGCTAAAGTAATTGTGGGTATAGACGGCACTGAAGAAAAAGAAAGAATTTTGCATTAGGAGGAACTTTAATGGGAAAACGAAAAACATCCGAACAAGAAAAAGATAGAATACTTTGGACTATTATGGTTATTGGAATAATTTTAATTATTGGTATTTTTGTAGAAAATATTAAAGCAGACCAAATAGTTCATAAATTCAAATCTCCAAGTTTTAATGGCGTTGGTACATCCTCACATTACCTAACCATAGAAAACCAAGAGTTTTCTCGTAAACTAACAATAAAGGAAGAAATAAAAGCATTACAAGAAGAAATAGAAAGAGAAAAAGAAAATAGTACATTAGCTAGATTCATGAGGAATCTTGAATCGAGAGTTTACGCAGAACTTTCTAGACAGCTTGTAAATAACCTCTTTGGTGAAACACCGTCTGATTCAGGTACAATAACTCTTGAAGGCAACACTATCGAATATACAAGTGATGGTGTAACACTAACACTAAAGATTACTGAGGCGGATGGGACAATTACGGAGATTACAATTCCTATTGGTACTTTTACTTTCTAGTTGTTCTATATTAGACCAAGTTGAAGATACGTACGAACATAGGTTTCAAAAACATAACGTTGTAACTATACAAGATTTACAATCTGTCGATTTACGTAATGTAGCTATTCCTAAAGTAAGTCCTGTTGTTGCTGTATATCCTACAGCTTTTACAGACCAAACAGGTCAGCGTAAAAGCAATAGTGAATTTGCTTTATTCAGTACAGCTATAACACAACAACCTAACGCATTACTTATTCGTGCATTAAAACACGCAGGTAACGGTGATTTTTTTAGAGTTGTAGAAAGAGTAGGTTTAGATAACCTTACAAAAGAAAGACAGCTTATACGCTCAGCTAGAGAACAGTTTGCTAGTGATGAAGAAAAGAAAAAACAATTAGCTCCCTTGTTGTTTGCAGGTATTTTAATAGAAGGAGCTGTTATTAGTTACGAAGCTAACCTAGAGTCTGGAGGTGCGGGAGCTAGATACTTAGGTATTGGAAACAGTATTCAATACAGAGATGACAA